ATTAAAATGAGGAACAAAAGTTGTATTGCCAACTATTCTAGCAAATGCTAGTTCACTACCAGCAGCAACAACATGTTGCCATAACTCCCAAAGGTCTCCTTCTGAATAATTTATATTACGAGTAGGGTCACCAAAGTATGGTTTTTGTCTTTGATAACCAACCTCAACTGCAATGGCTTCTTCTTCTGGAGTTAAAGAATATAGTCTACTCATAGTTGCTATTAAATACAGAGATTGGAACAACTGTCTTACCAATTATCCCATGTTTACTTCTGTACTTATCCCTTTCTTTCTTGTTAGTTCCTGCCCATATTCCATGCACTAGATTGTCTATAGCATAGTCAAAACATTCGGTTAGTACAGGGCAAGTATTGCATATCCTTTTAATATAAGCAAAGTGTGTATGGTTACCTTTGTCTTCTGAAAAAAATAACTCTGTATCAATACCTTCACACGCTGGCCTATCACTAAATCTCATTAGCCCCCCGTTGAATAGAATCCACTTCCTTTAAAATGAATTGGTGTGGCTGACCATATACGAACCATAACCGCTCCGCAACTTGTGCATGTTGGTGGCACAGGTTCATTAATCTCTACTAACTTAGTGCAAGTCTTGCATTCAAAATCATAGTAAGGCATTAATCACAATCCATTCCTATATTATCTAGAGGTGTAGGTAAGGTTACTAACGAGCCACAGTCTACACATTCACCATCTAAAAAGTAAAAGGATATTTCTCCATACTCAAAGGCTACTATGGCTGTGAATAACTCTGACCCACACATGCAGATATCCCCAATGGGATGGCCACGTAGGTCCATAGCATTGGTATAATTTTTCTTAAACAAATCTTTTATTTCTTTAGGTTCTTCACTCATGCTCTTCAACTTCTTCTTTAGTTTCTATAACATCTGGGTCGCTATGTGTTCGCCAGCCACCCAATATTTTTATTAAAGAAGATAATGAACGATTAACTTTCATACGTGCACCATCAGCAGAGGTGTCAAGTTCCTTACCTAACTCACTCCACTCGTAGTTATCTAAACTAAACCTTATTCTTAAAATATTTTGTTTAGCCTCTGGTAACTTGTTGAATGCTTTTTCTATGTCTGACCGTAGAACTAGCCAGTTGTTACCGTCTGTTACCTCACCTGATTTACCAAACTTAAAGTTAAGGTCTTTAATTTTACTGGGTATCTCGTATGTATTACCTATAATGGACGGAAGGAATGCTTCTATAACTGTCGGGTCATAGTAATATAAATCTGACATGTCATAGCCAACCTTGCGGGCTTTTTCTTGTTCACAATATTTAAGCGCTGCATTGCGTAATGACCTAGCAATTAATCTTTCTTTATCTTTAGGTGGTAACTTAGACCACTCTGTATATTTAACTGGATGTGTAAGAAACCATACCCATAGTATTTGTTTTATATCCTCTGCTTCTGTAACTGGATACTTTCTATAATATTCAGACGCAAGAGTAGAAACGAGCAACTCGTATTCATCTACCCATGCATCTGTCATATTTTATTCTATGCCTTCCCACTGTCCTCTTTGTACCAATAGTCCTATTATGGCATAGTTAGCCAGGTCTATAAGGGTATCTTCAATAGACTCGAAGTTCGGCGTGGCGTCCTTACCAGCCATGTTATTTAGCCTAGCCAGTTTGTCATACATCCTGACACGCAGCCCATTCATTGCCCCGCCAGGAGCGAGGGCAATATTCAACGGCCCGTAGTCCTCCTGCTTTTTCATCATAATACTACGTAACTCATTAAGGATTGTATCTACATCACTTGGGTTCTTCATTTAATATCTCCTTCATACTAGATTCAAATTGTTCCATTGCTGATGCTACTTGTATCTCATCAGTAAACTGCTGACCTTCTCCTATACTGCTTGCATATATAACTGTGGCTAACAGTGTAAGCATTTTCATAGCACTGGTTGGGTCTTTTTCTATAGTCATATATACATCTCTTAGTGCATTAAGAATATCTAATCCTTGCCCATTAGATATTTGTAAGCCAACTAATCTTTTGTTTTCTCCTATGAAATCCCATAACTGTTTATCAGTTTCCCAAACACTTTCTGATTCGCTCATCTATCCACTCCTTTCCTTCTTGTACTATGATGCTGTTAACATCATGTCCTTCTGGCATTTGCATTAGATTAACATTAGGTAGTTCTCTACTTAGTTTTTTACCAAACTCTAAGCCAGCATTGTCTCCATCTGCTAGAACAATTACAGTTTCAAAGTCATCTAATATCTTAGTGTAATAAGGTTTCCAATTGTTAACTCCAGGTATACCAATAGATGAGTGTGTTGTCTTGGCTTCTAAGACTATTGTATCTAACTCACCTTCGGTTACACATATGTAATTGCCAGCAGTTAATACTGTCCGTGCATTAAACATTGTAGTCTTAGCCCCAGGTATACCCATATACTTGGGTTCATCTGTATTATTGTTAAGAGTTCTAAATCTAATATCTACCACACCTGAGGGTGTGATGTATGGTATTGCTAGTCTACCTTTATAACTCTCGTGTCCTGGAAGAGCGTCCTTCACTATCCCCAGATGAAATTTTTTCGCTTCTTCTACCGACAGATGACGGCTTGAAAGGTATTCCTCCGCCAGATGAATGTGTTGAGCGTATTGTTCTGTTGCCTGCAAGAGAAATGCTCTCTGCGAATTTGATAGCCTCAATGTAATTACCTCCTTGTTTATATATAATTAAATCATACACATCACCTTGTGCTTCACAACCAAAACATTTAAATCTTTTATCTTCAAAGTTAAGTGCTGCTGATGCATGCTTATCACCATGAAAAGGACAACGCATCTTGCGCCAACCATGCCCCTCCGCTGGCAGGGTGGCGCCTATGTAACTTAGATAGGCAGTGATGTCATGCTTGTCCATTAATCTTCCTAATTAATTCTATCCATATTTTTGCAGGCATTGTTGCGTACCATTCTCCTACATCTCCTTTACCTCTGCGTTTATGTAGTACTGTACCCGTCCATGCTTTGTCATTCTTTATTTCTACTTCTAATTCTTTTATCCATGTAGATAAATCTAAACGGTAATGGTCTTTAACTTCTATTGTTACTCCATTAACACCACTGATGTCTCCTTTATCTAGTTGAGCACCTGCAATTCGCCTGTCTGCATAGGGAAAACCATTGATTTTAAGCCACTTTACGACATCTGCCTCGGCTCTACTACCTTTAGCCTTGGCTGGATTACTCATAGTAATTCCTGTTGTGCTGTGTACCTAATCATAACATCATCTAGATGCATAGATTCTGGATTAAATGATAACGTAACATAGTTACTACCTGTCTGGTCTGCTTTACCATAACGATTCTTAACTGGGGCTACACATAAGAAGTTGTCATCTCCTTGTTTCATCTGACCAATAGTTAATACCATTGCTGGTATCTGATTAACTAATCCTTGGATAGATGAACGTGATTGACAAGGATAACCTTCGAATCCTTCTTTAGTATGGTGTAGTACTAACACGGCAGCATTGGTATCTCTTGCTAGATACTTAAGTTCTTTCATTGCAGCACGCATGCCTTGGAACTCTTCGTGTCCATCCATTGCTATGTCCATAAGATTATCTACAACTATAAGTGTAGGGCTTCTGCCCCATACTGTTTCGAATGCAGATACTTCTTCATCTAAATCTTTTAACGTAGGTGTAGATTCAAATGACCAGAACAAATGATTGTTTAGTAATAGTATTTCATTTGCTTTGTCTGGGTCTTTCTTTAGTAATTGTTCTGCTGATTGTTGGCTCATGTTGCCAGCCATTGCTATCAAACGCATAGCCATGGTATGTGCGTTGGTATCTGCACTGAAATAGAGTGTTGGTAGTTTAGTTCTGGCAGCAATTGCTAGTGCAATTGATGACTTACCTGCACCTGGAGTGCCTGCTATTACTGTTACCTCTGCTCTGCGTAGTATGATTCCTGCTCTTTCAAATGCTTGGAAAGCAGGGGGCAATGGTTCGCCCCCCACCTCTGCTTTATTGATAGAGCGTCTAAGGGTTTTCACTTAACCTGTTCTGCTACGAATGTACTCCATGCTGCGTCTGTTGTCTTTAGATAAACATTCTTGCATTTATCAAAGGCACCTTTAGGAGCAGCACAAAAGTAACCACGATACATTGACCCGTCTTTACCCGTGCCCTGGATTGCAGTCATATGTCCATGTGGGCAGTTGCGTCCATTAAGCGAGGCAGTTGAATTATCCATTGGTGTAATGCTTGCGCTTAGTGCTGATGCAATTGCGCCTACTGTCATAGGTGCTGGTACTGTGCCACGAATTGCTTGTTCTAGTTCTGTTGTGGCTGATGTGATGGCTGCTAGTCCTGTTGCAACTACTGCGTCTAGTTCTTCTCCGTTACTTGCACGGACTGTTACTAAACTACCTGATGCTGTCTTGATTGTGATGCTGATTGGTGCTTCTGAGTGAGACACTATTTGTTCTCCTGTTCGAACGTATAAGAAAGACCTTTTTGGTCTCTCCATTTTCTTGCTTTCATGGACAACTGTAAACCTTTAAAGCCTTCTTTAATATCTACCCACACTAACTTGCACGTGCCTGTTCCTGCAGGTAAATGGATAATGATTGCCTTGTCTTTGTTTACATCTCCCCATGTACTACGGGTTGCCGTAGCACCATCATACGGCAAGCCGTTAGCATAGATTGCTAACTGTATTGCTATGTTATTAGGATGGTCTATTCGACCTGTCTTAATATCAGCAATAAATAACTCACCGTTATACTCAACAAGTCTGTCTGGTGTACCAGCAATCTTGTATTTATCTAGCACACTGAACTGTTCAATGAACTTATTGTTGAGAACCTTAGTTGCTTCTTCGTATGCTTTGATGTCTGGTATCCACTGTGGTGGTACGACACCTAAGTCTTGTCCTAAATCTAATCGTTCTGCTAGTGCATGTATGGCTGTGCCTATGTTTGCTGCTTTGTTTGCACCTGCTACTTCCATTGCAGATTCAATCAAAGAATTAACTGCCATCTTATCTTCTTGTGCTGCACTAATAGATAATAATATATCTGGTCGTGTAGTTAAACCTATTGCTGCCATCCGCATTTTCCAGGCAACCAACGCTGATGCATCATCTAATGAATTAGCAATTGTTGTTGCTCGTGTATAAGGCACTGGCTTACCGCCTGTTGGCGGAACTACTAGTGGTCTGCCGTATCTGTCTCGTTCTATTACTAACTGTGCCATCGCTCTCCTTTATTTATGAGTTGCCCTGAGAAAGGAGATAGCCGAAATCAGGGCACTCAAGATTAGTGTATCACACTAGGCTTCAGGATAAGTTGACTCTACTGTAACATCATCTACCCAGATGTCGCCATCTGCAGTTAGATTAAG